CCCCGTTCACTCGAGGGGAGGTCACCAACACCACGGCCACGGAACAGCGCCTGCTGGCGGACTACACCTCCAGCGAAGTGGGCCGGATGGCCAGGTCCCGGGACGAGGTGGTCACAGCCGTGGCCCGCACGTTCAACATCATGTTGGCCGTCATGCTGGGAGACGAGGCGGAGCCCCTGGCCCTGCCCAACCCCGTTGGTCCCACCATGCTGTCCGCTGATGACCTCACCGGGGATTTCGGGTACTGGGCGCAGGACGCTGGGTCCACGCCGATGTCCGACGACATCAAGCGCCAGTCCCTCGAGCGCCTGGCGCCGCTCCTCATCCAGCTGGGCGCAGACCCGGCCCAGGTCCGGGACGAACTGGTCCGCACCTATGACCTCCCCATGGCGCTGGCCGAGGCTCCCCCGCCTCCACCAGCTCCGCCCCTCGAGGAGGCGCCCGTGGACGGCGCCCCACCTGCTGCCCTTCCCTTCCCCTCCCCCTTCGGAGTCTGACGTGCCCATGAACTACTCCCCGCCCGCCCTCCCTCCCCAGTTCGAGGAGCTGGCCACAGACGAGAACGACATTGTGGGGGAGTCCCTGGCCGTCGTGGTCCCCGTCCCAGAGAAGCCGTACAAGGCTGGCGTGGTGACCGCCCTGGGTCGCGCCATCAGCCAGGTGGCCCAGATGCTGGGCCTGGACCTGGGGGACGGTGAGTACTCCGAGGACGTGGACGCCATGGACCCGGAGATGGTCCGGTTCCTGGCCGTCCTGGGCCAGGCCGCGGAGGAGTTCGGTAGCCCGCTCCCCGTCGCCCTCGAGGACATCAAGGGGGACAACGAGCTGACCGCCATCACGGCCGCCCTCATGACGCTGGCCCGGGACCGGGACTTCCGGGACTTCCTGGCCCAGGTGGAGCCGGACGAGGAGGCGCCCACGGACCTCCCGGACGAGGACGAGGAGATGGAGGTGGAGGAGGACTTCGACTTCCGCGCCCGTATGCGCCCGCGGATGGGCTGAACCATGGCCAGGTCCCTCCGCCAGCGTCTCCTGGGCCTGTTCGGCATTGGGAAGCGCCCCAAGAGCGTCATCCCCCGCGCAGGCCGTGGAGGCCAGCGCCTGGACTTCGACGTGGGCGGAGGCTCCACTGTCGAGAACCTGAAGTACGCCATCAGGAACCGGCTTCCCGTCTCGTACTACTACGTGGACAAGTGGCAGCCGCCAGAGAAGCCGGGAGCCAGAGGGCAGCGGGAGGGGAACCCCCACGCCATCTGGAGGGACAATCGGACCGGGCGTACCTACGTCCACCTGTACGTGGACCCCAGGTCCGCCTCCGCCACTGGAGGACTCCCTGGGTGGCGCACGTTCCTGCTGGACCGTGTCCAGAACGCCAGCGTCATCACCCTGGGCAGCTCGTTCTTCGGGGAGCCCATCAAGTTCACGCTAGCGCCTGGGTACAACCCGCCCTGGTACCGGCGTGTGGGTCAGCCCATTGAGCTGGCCGAGTAATCAACCCACCACCAAGGGAGTCCCAGTGACCACCCCGAACCACCAGACCACAGCAGAGGCCGTCCTGGCCCAGACCGGCCCCCTGGGCTTCGACGCCCCGGCCGATGCCCTCCCACCAGCAGAAGCCGCGGAGGTGGTCACGGCCGCGCCCGTCGTGGAGGCCCCCGAGGTCACCAGCGACGCCCCGGACGCCCCGGAGAGCGCCGACGCCCCGCCCAAGCGCCCCAGCTGGTCCGCCGCCCTCGAGTCCGTGAAGGAGCTGGACCCAGGCGCCGCGGACCTAATGAAGGGGATGCACGCGGACTACACCAAGAAGACCCAGGAGCTGGCCACGCTGCGGAAGGAACTCCAGGCGGAGCGCGCTGCCCTCCTGTCCGTGCGGAAGGACCTCCCCGAGGACCTGCCCCAGTACGACCCGTGGGACGAGGCCAGCGTGATGGCCCGAGTGGAGCGTGCGGCCCAGGAGCGCATCAACCAGATGACGGAGGCCGTCCAGCGGGAGTTCGAGGCCCGCCAGGCGGAGCAGAGCTATCAGGGGTTTGTGGAGGAGCACCCCGAGTTCCAGACGGACGAGGGCCTGCGCGGTGAGGTCCAGTCACTCCTGGAGGCCAACGAGGCCCTGGACCTGGAGACGGCGTACTGGGCAGCCAAGGGGCGCCGCGGGAAGGTGGAGGCCGCCGCCCAGGCGGAGAAGCGCCGCGCCAAGCGCAGCGCGGACCGCCAGGCAGCCCAGGCCGTGGGTGTCCCACGCCGCGGGGCCACAGCTCCGGCCGCATCACGCGCGGACATCAAGCGGATGAGCGCCACGGACCTGTACCGACTGGCCCAGCAGATGCACGGGAACGGGTGATTCCCTTGTCATTACGGGGGGTTGTGGAATACAGTGGCCACAGCTACCCCGGGCACCCCATCGCGGACCCATGGGCGCCACGGCACTCCCTCGCGGAACACGCCACCTAAACACTGGTCAACCCCAACCGATGGAGGCCCTCCATGGCGCCCCCCAGTTCCGTACTCTCCACCACGCTGCGGCTTCTCCGCGACAAGCTGGTGGACAACTCCTTCCTGGCCCACCCCCTGTTCCGCGCCATCGAGGCCTCCGGGAACCTCGTCAAGGTCGCGGGCGGCTCCCGCATCGATGAGCCCGTCATCTTCGGGGACCACACGTCCATCACCGAGCTGACTGGCGCCGGGTTCAACCCCGTCTCCATGGCCGTCACCGACCCGTTCAACCAGAGCCGGTTCGAGTTCGCCAACTTCACCCAGCCCATCATCCTGTCCGCCGTCGAGAAGGCAGCGAACAAGGGCGACCTGGCCGTGGTGAACATCCTGGAGAGCAAGGTCAACAACGTGATGTTGTCGCTGAAGAAGGAGGTGTCCAAGCAGGTCATCGCCGGAACCAGCACCGCCATCACCTCCCTGGAGTCCCTGTACGGTGCCACCACGGCCGCCGGAACTGGCTGGCTTGAGGGCGTGGCCACGGGCAGCCAGCAGAACGTGGTTGGTGGCCTCTCCAAGGTCACGTACCGGAGCCAGAACTGGTTCAACCAGGTCAAGGACAGCGGGGCCAACTTCGACCTGTCCCACCTGGACGAGCTGATGATTCAGTGCCAGCTGTACAGCCCGGACGGGACCTTCCCGGACATCATCCTCATGAGCCCGAACTGTTTCGCCACCTTCCAGGCGCAGCAGCAGAGCCAGGTTCGGTACACGTCCGAGTCCGACCGGGCCGGCCTGGACCGCGACATGGTCGCCATGTGGCGCGGCGCCCGCATCTACGTGGAGCCCAACCTGGGCTTCACCGCGCAGAACCCGGCCAAGCCGGTCAGCGCGTACGTCCTCTCCTCCAGCCAGTTCCGCCTCTACGCGGACACGGACGGATTCTTCGAGCTGGGCGACATGATGCCCGTCCCCGGCACCGCGACGGAGGCCGCCATGGTCTTCTGCCGCATGCAGCTCGCCACTGGTCACCTTGCGTCGCACGGTGTCCTCCTCGACGCGGAGGCCTGAAATGGCTGACAGCACCCTCATCCAGTCCCTCATCATCGGCGCCACGGCTGACCAGTCGCACCGCCGCCAGATTGAGACCTTCCTGGCCGGCGGTACCATCGTCGCTGGTGACGTTGTGTCCTCCGAGCCGTCCAAGACTGGCCCGGACAAGGCCCTGTACGTCATCCAGGCCGCCAACGTGGCCACGGGCAACGCCCTGGCCATCGGTGTGGCGCTTGACGCTGCCGCCGCTGGTGACCGCGTCCGCGTGGTCGTCTCCGGCTACGTCGAAGGCGTGAACTGTACGGCTGGCACCATCGGTGCCGCTGGCCTCGCACTCAGCGCCGGAAAGGGCGCCGCGGGACAGGTCAACGCCTCCGCCAACACCGACCTGGCTGGCTGCTTCGGCGTCAGCCTGGAGGCCAAGGGCGGCACCACGGCCAATAAGGTCGCCATGATGGTGAAGCCCCAGTTCTAAGCGACGTAGCGCCCACCCCACGCGCTACACTGGCCCCGTCCCGTCTCCGTGCGGGGCGGGGCCTTCACACAGGAGCCCATCGTGAACCTCGCAGACCTTCGGGCGTACGTCGGGAAC